AGGGGGAACTGTTTTATTTAATACTAAAACAAAAAGTGTAAAAGCTATAATATTAGAAATATTAGAAGATCCAGCTACAACAAGTGAATTTCTTCATAAAAATAATCCTGGACAGGGTGTTACGTATATATTTAAAATAAATTTTAACAGTGAAATATTTAGTAAATATTTTTTAAAAATAGATAAAAATATACAGGCACCTAAAGTTTTAATTATTAAACTTCTAGCACATAATTTTATTTCTAGCACTCTTCTTTTGGGTATGCCTGGACGAAATAATACAGCCAAAATACGACCAATTACAATAAGTGAAAGTCAATTTCAAAATGAAATTATTACTCATAAAACACTTGGTTCACAAAGTAATATTGTGCCATTATGTCCAAGTTTACTTTATCACGAACGTATAAATAATGGAGGAGGCGAATCAAGTTTAACAACACTTGGTAAAGCATTTTATAATTTGATTAAAAAAGATAAGACACAATTTGATTCTTTTGAGACATACTTACTTGACACGTTAAGAACACAAGATAAATCAATACCTGTGCGTGATAGCACACTAGAAATAAAAGACTATGCATTATACAATGTAATACAAGAAATGATTATTATGGAATATGTTGATTGTAAAACATTATTTCAAATATATCATGTTAATTCTAAAAATAGTACTGAAGAAAAACAGTTAAAAAATGGCAAGAAATTTTTATATAACACTGAAATAAATTTACCAAAAATACATACAGAGGAAGTGTTTTATTTACTTTATTTGGCAACATTATTGGCACTCGAAGGTTATAGTCATGGCGACCTTCATACAAATAATGTCTTAGTTTGTTCAGAATTACAAGAAAAAACAGATAAAATATATGAAGCAAAAATAAATGTAAATCCTATTTTAATTGATTTTGGAAAAGCAGAAAAAATAGAGGATTTACAGTTTCGAGTTTTATTACTAGGTGTTAATCCTATAACAAGAGAAAAAAAATTATGGGAAAAAAGTAAAGTACCTGCTAAATTTATAGATATATATTACGAAGCAATAAATCATAGCAGTAACATAGGACAATTTATTAACGAAAAACTGGAAAACGGAGAATTTGTATATGCTATAATAGTTATTAGTATGTGTATAAGTAAAACTACTTCCACCAAAGAACCATCAATGTTCATGTATGCTTTCTTTAAAAATGATTACAACACAGTATATGCAACTTTTTATAGTATGTTTGACGAAATAATTGTAATGGATGAAAAAACTAGAGATTATAAAAATATTGTTATTGATTATGATGCAAAAATCAAACAATTTATAGAATTAAGAAAACAATTAATAGAATCAAAAAAACAATTAATACAAGAACTTGACGATGATAAATTAGTTTTAGAAAGACAAGCAAGTTCTATAACACCGACATTCAGTATGACACATGGTACAGGTATTAACTACCGTAAAAAAACACGAAAACAAAGGCGAAGCAAAATACATAAAAATAAAACAAATAAGTCAAATAAGTTAAATAAGTTAAATAAGTTAAATAAGTTAAATAAGTCAAATAAGTTAAATAAAAAGAAGTTAAAGAAAGCAAAAACAAATTAAAAAGAATCACTTACTTAGGTCAATAACATATATAATTCAATATATGTTATTAAAATTAAGAATAGTTTATAATATTTTATACTATTTAAATATCTAAACTCACAATATTTTTGTCACTTCGTTGTCTACGTTTAGATTTTGTAGGTATTTTAGCATTTGTTAAATCTCTTAAGTCTTCAATGCTAATGGTGCTAGATTCATTATTTCTTTTTTCATTAACATCAACTTGTTTGGTTTTAAGTCCACTTAATAAAGACGCAATATTTTGATTAGATGGAGCAATTGAAGGACCTTTCATTTCTGGGCGTGTAATTCGCTGTTCGCTAAAAGGATTACCTTCACCATTATCCATTTCCATACCACGGGCCGACATAATATCTGGACGATTTATGATGTTTTGCACTCTTTGACTGCGTTCAGGTAATTTAGACTCAATAGGTGGCGGAGGTGGTCCCGAATTAACATTTGGTGGCATTGATGCTCCAAATCCTGGATTAGCACCATTATTTCCAAATAGTCCATTCATAAATCCACCTAATCCAGGTTTAGATTGACCCATTGTGTTAACTGCTGCCTGAGTAAATTGTTTCATTAATTCTGGATTTTGACGCATAATATCATCCATACCTGGCATCGAAGATTTAAACAATGTATTTGACATATGAATCATCATTCCTGAACCACCTAATTGAAACAATAATTTCAATTCAGGAGACATTTTTGCTTTGGATTTATATTTTTCATGTAATTCAGCAAAAATTTCATCATATTCATCAATATTCTCATTTATTTGTTCACCCCAACCATCAAGTTTAATGTCAAAAGGATCAAATTTATTATTTAAAAATTCTAATCCAGTTATACAAGCCATTAACATTTTTCCTTGAAACTTAATTGCATTTGATTTCTCTTTTTCAGCAATAATAGTTTCATATTCTCCAATCATTTCATTTAAATTAGAATCCATATTATAACGCTTGCTAAGCGTTACCCCTTTTCTCTCTAAGTCTTCTAACTTGCGTAAATATTTGAATTTTTCTTTTAATTCTTCTTCTTTAGTTAATTCAGGTTTTTCTTGTGCTTTATCTAAATTTATTGGTACATTATTAAATTTACCAAAGCCATCCCATGTTTTATTTTCATTCATATTTGCTGTTGATTTACCTAAATTTATTGGATCAGATTCATTATTTTTTGTAACAGGTTTTACATTTGCACCATTATTTTTAGAATCACCAAATAAACCTCCAAAAATTGATTTCTTATTTGCACCAGTTGATTGATTATAGTTTATTTCTTTTTTATTATCCGACGACTCAATATTAGTGTTTAACTTTAGTTTATCATCAAAATGTTTTGAACTGTTATTTTCTGTTAAATTATTTAATTCGTTTTCTAAACTAGTAATATCTTCAATATCTATTGATGTTGATGCTTTTTTATCGGTTATATTTTTCCCATTCATTAATAATTCAATACCGCCTCCAAAATTAGATGATGGTTTTTTTGATATAATTTCTTCTATATCGCCGTCTATGTCTGAATCATTTATTTTAAATTCTGGAATTTGAAAATTATCAATATTTAAAGTTTCAGGTTCTATTTCTACAATATCCATTAAAACTATTATGATAAAAATAGAAGTTTAATTTTTAAATACTCCGCATTATATATTATATATTAATTAATTAATAATTAATAAATAATAAATGATTATTTTAATGTATTAAAATTTTCTAAATAATAAATTCCTTGCAAAAAACAATCTGCTAAGTCATCTTTTTTTGAATGCTTAATAAAAAAAGAAAGTTCTTGAGACATATTTTTATGTTCTAATAGTTGTTTTGTATAATAAATGCTAAGTTTTTTTCGCTCATTATATGATAATTTTTTTTCTTTTACGTCTTTAACATCTTTAATGTCGTTATTATTATAATAATCTTTATAATCATTCATATATTTGCTTTCTTTGTTAATAAATGGTTTTAATTTATTTGTTGCGGATATAAATCTAATATTATAATTATTACAATCAATAAAATATTGAGATATCATTCCTTGAATAGTTTTCATTCTATTTGCAATTGGACTTATTTGATTTTCTAAAATAATTTGGTCAATACTAGATAAATCAAAATTTTTGAATAATTCATTAAGTTCATTTTTAATACTAATTCCTATATCTATTAAATTTACATTATTTGCGTTAATAGTTTCAATAACTTCAAAACAAGTAGAGTTTAAATATTCTTCTAGTAATTTTATTAATGAAGCCTTATTTATAGGTTTTTCTATTTTAATTTGATATTGTTCAATGAGTGTGGAGAGATTTGCAACAGATTGTTTATGCAAAGTTTTAATATTACATGTTGGTAAACTATATTCGGTTTTTTTTGTATGATTTTTGCAATAAAATACATTGTCTTTATGAAATTTGGCTTCTTTTGTGCAACATTTTTCATTACAAGAAATTAATTTGTTACATAAATTTATTACATCCCATTTTATAATTTTAAATTCTTTAAAATCTTTTAATTCATTTGCATTAATATTGGCATTAACATTAACATCACATTCTAAAATCACATATGCTAAATTTTTAATACCAATATCAATGCTTAATATTTTCATTAATATTATTATTAATATTATATATTATTAATTAATTATATAATATTTATTCATTTGTTTTTATATATTATAAAATAAGTTTATTTATAAGCACCTAAGCATATTGAATATTGTAATCTATAAATATAATACATCAGCACAAAGATCAAGAAATATGATATTGCGAAACCAACTATGTAGT